GCCGGAGCCATCGGTAATAACACCGTCAGCGTGCACCGTGAACGTGATATCCTGACGGACACCAATGCGAAGCTTGTCCCACTCACCGGTAATAGCAAGGGCCTCTGTATTATCCCAAGCTCCGTTGCCAATAGAGTAGAACGGTTCACTGTAAATGGTACCCGGACCCTCGCTGGAGGGAGGCGTGTAGACGCTCTCACCAGTCGTGCTACGCATCTTGTTCAGCCTCCAGTGGAAGCCTCGCTTTGCAGCCCAGCCAGTGCTGTCATACCCATCATTAGCCAGATCCTCAGCCACGTTCGCGAGGTCAAGCGCGATGTCGTTGATAGCGCCTGCTGTAGTAGTACCTAGCGTGGTGAAGTTACCAGCTGAAACAGCGCCGCCAACAAGACCACCAACCGGACCCGAGAAACCCGCAGGCGGGCTGCCGTCACCGAAGAAGATAGCCTGGTCGATTGCCTTTGCAAACGCCCGCTGGATCTCCGTCTTCACTTCCTCGAAGCTGATGTTAGAGTCCGCAACCCACGCGTCGGGAACCGGAACCAACACAGCAAGCTCGTCGGGCGTGATATACACGTTGTCCCACTCAAGCTTCGAAGTTTGCTTTAGCGCCGAGTCCTTATCAGACTGCGTCGCACCCTGCTGCCAATACGCATTCGCGAACGCACTCAGAACCGGAATACGGTGCTGAAACGCGGTTAGCTTCTGTACACGACCGAGCTGAAGCGCAGCGGAACCTTCGTAGACATCCGCAAGCACCTCCTGAGCTACGGTCTCCGGGAGCTGCCGCGCGGTGCGACTAGATCCGGTGCGATCAATACGATCACTATAATTTGCCATTAGTTATATCTCCTTAAGAGAGTTATCGTTTCTTATTTTTGGCAAGCTTCCGATCAACGGTAAGCTCGCTAACAACTCTCCTGGAGTCATTCTTACGTTTATTGCCTACTGTTTCGACCCTCTGTCTAGCTACTTTACTAGTTCCAGTACGGCCCATTACATCTGAATACCGAGCCATGATTATGACTCTCTCATTAATTTCGTGAACCAATCATTCGTGGTCTCCGGCGCCTTACTCAGGGGCTCACCACGCTTACCACCAAGAAGGCCGACCTTGACCTTCTCTTCCTTGTCTTCTTTCTCTTCTTTCTCTTCTTTCGCAGCCTTAGGCTTCGTGTCCCGCAACTTTTCGGCCCTAGCCCGCATTTCGTCCTCTGAGTCACCGGTTATAAACTCAGCCAGTTCATCAGAAACGTTAAATTCTAACCTGAGGTTGTTAGCCAGCAGTTCGTCCGCGCGATCTTCCGCTGCCTTGGCGCGAGCGGTAGCCTTCTCAATAGCCCGCTCAGCCTCGGTCTTCTGCGCGTCCTTCCACGCTTCAAACTCCTTCAGCTCAGCGTTCTTTTCAGTGCGAGCCTTGGCAGCCTCGCGACGAGTCTCTTTGACCATTTTCCGGAGCACGGTCACATCATCGATGTCGTCTAGTGTTGAGCCTGTCTTAGCCGCCGGTTTCTCGGCGGGCGGCTCTTCTTCGGGTTCGTCCTCCACTGGCTCCGTCGCCTTCTTAACAGCGACGTGGGGCGGCGTGGTGGCTTTTGCTCGGAAGGGGTTTGCGCCCTTACCTACAGCGTTATCGCCTTGGTCATCAACTGTGCTGTCCGTAGTTTCCTGAACATTATCTGCGTCTTCAGACATGCTTACCTCCTGGGTGTTAAGCCGTTGGCTTAGTGATTGGTGCTGTAGTTTCAGTAGCTACTGGTGACTTAGCTAGTGTGGCCAACTTGATAGCGTGATCTTCTGCATGGGCAGCAGCTGCATCAGCTTTAGCAGTAGCCTCTTCCGCCTTCTTGACAGCGAAGGTTATTTCGTCGGGTGTGAATCCTGCGCGTGTCATTGCTATCTCCAGTGGCACACCCGAGATCACAAACTTGTTGAGTGCATCCGCCTGCTCAGCTTGCGATCGTAGTTCGGGATCTGCCCACAATGTAGTAGCTTCTACGTCCGTGGCTCGCGGGTCATTCTTATAAGCAAAGGCGAACTTGATAAGCTGCTCGTAGAACCATCCCATAGCTGCCTCACGCATGTGAATCTTCTGAACAAGAGGGCCTTGGTCCCCGACAATAGCTGACCCGCTGACATTAACCATCCTATTCATAAGGTATGAGGCCGGGGTCTGTGTAATAGCTGCCATATCTCCGACATCATCTCGAACAGCCTCCAACGCTTGCCGGATATCAGCCTGCTCGAAATCACCAAATTTAGTATCATTGCCTGATGACACCCACAGCATGTCCGCGCCTGGATCAAAGGGAGGAGCTTTCTTGTTGTCTTTACTCGGAAGTGGTGCGAGGCCTGTGGCCCACCGTTGACGGTATGCCTGAGACTTAGATACGACTAGCCGAGTAAGTACCTGATAATTGATACGATCTTGAATGTCAAGAACGTCTTCTGCTTCAGCGCGCCCCAATGGTCCAAACGCTGGCTGCCAGTTACCTTCCACAAGAGGGACCTCGCCCAGCACGTTAGGCTCTTCGGATGCTAGTGTGAAACGATTAGCATGTGGACGGCTATCTAGATCAGTGGATATACGAGCTTCCTTGTTCTCAGTCAGAATGCGACTATCATAGGCATAGAACGTATATATCGTAGCTGGCAGATACAACTGAGCCACCATGATATTGTGAACTGAGTCGCGCCACATCTTTATCCCGGCCAGGCTTCTTGAGTAGTTAAGCGGATCACGTTCCGTAACGCACATACGCGGATCTTCTATCGTAATCCTAGGCTCTCCTCCCGGCAGTACCGGAGGACTGACTAAACCATACGTGAGCCCGAAAACAGCAGCAGTGTTTAAGTTCATAGGACTCTGGTTATCCAAGTCGTTGGCATTCCAGATCTTCATGGCATCTACGTCGGCGGAACCGGTTGGACCAAAACGGAAACCTCTTACATGCATACGTCCAGTTACAGCTTTAATAACAAGAGCTATGTAGTTTGTTCTAGCCTTGTACTGGAGTTCTCTTAAAGCTTTTACATATCTAACATCACCATTAGGCAAGGGGTGATCACCTATCGCATAATTCTCAAGCTCATCGTACCTTTGCTGCCTGCCAAACAGTGTTCGCGATAAGCGGTTCAGCCACCAATACGGAGCACCGGGCGTCAAGTCAAAGTAATTAGCCTGAGTAGCTGTAATAGGTATCTTGTACGGATTGATTTTACCTCCGGCCGTCAGTTCAAAGTTAGTTGCAGTGGTGTAGTCGGGTGCTTTGAATGGATTGGTATATGCCACAGCCCAGCTCCTTCCAGGTTCGGCCCGGCGCCAGGCTGGGATGTGTGGTACAAAAATTAGAACGTCCACAATTCATTGTCTGCCTCATTCAAGGCGCCATCCATGATCGCGATTACAGATGCCTCCAGCGCCAGAATCGCAGCCTGTGCCCCTGTTATGTATCGTTTACTGAGCTTTACATCTTTACGTATCACAATCCCTTGAGTGGTCTCCTTGGTGTGTGCGTTAAGTACATGTTGGTTAATCTGTTTATCGTTCCAACGGATCCTGCCCGTTTTAACAGCGGTCTCGAACTGTTCAACAGCTCGCGCCATTTTGGTGTTACTAGACGTCCAGTATTCCTCGACAACACCTTCATGATCCGCGTACCACTCGCCAACCATAATCTGAAAGTTGGTCGGGTCGCATAATAAGCGCTTAACATTATAAGTGTCCAATACTTCGCGCACGCGCTTGTCTACGCCTGTCTGAGGTACTTCCCAGGTATCATCCGCATTTTCCGGCGTCTCCCAATCATCACCTGACAGATTGAACAAGGCGCCGTCGGTAAGCCTGCACGCAACAAGTACGGCGGCCCCTTTACGCAGCTGGCCTCTGAAACCTAGTGCAATGGGATCAGTAACCTCTAACATCAAAAAGTCTTGCTTACACGCTTGCCATTCAGTGAAATTTAGCCAGGAGGATATACCAGAAGTAATCTGGTTAAAATAGAATCGTCTAGCGACCTGTTCACGAGTTTGAGGGTCATTAATTTCTTCCCATATGCGCTCGATATTAACCCAGCCACTGATTAAATTACCTTTATCATCGAATTTCTTAACGGCATCCCCATATACATCTACAAGTGCCTGTTTTGCTGCAACCTCATCATAAATATCGTCTATATATGCTGAACGACTGTCCATAAGGATACCATTGGCTTTTCCGCGTTTAACAAGAGTATCATAAGCGGCGTGACTTAATTCGGCTACGCTATTCTGCCCTGGTTCGGGGGCATTGGTTGTCTCAATCCAGCGGTAGTCCTTCTTGACCAAGTTTCGCGTGAGAGCTTCGTATAACAATGGCCCTTGGTTAGCATTTACCCATAAATGCGTGTTCCTAGTCACCTTGTAGGATATACCAGCCAAAAACAAATGATCATCAGAGTCTACGGCTACGCATTTTACAGGAACAGAGGGCGCAAGAGTGACACGTACTCGTTGCCATTGCGGCGGGTTCACGCCTATCTTCATTTTATCTTGTTTACGCTTAAAGCGGAATAAATCACGAGACACCTGTATGTACACCCAGTAAACAGGTCCGAACTCATTAGCGTGTTCTGCGCACGTAGTCCTGTGCCCTAATGATCGTGCCAAATCCGCAACGCCATCGGCTATCCACTTATTTGTGTTAACGAATACAGCCGCTGTTTTGCTTGCAGAACCATCAGTATCCATCAGTCCTTGAAGTAGCGCTGTTCTTTGTGCTACTGAGCTTCGTAGATACTCCAGAGGGATATGTTTACTATTTAACACGCCTATATCTTTAAGTTTAGCTTTTAAGCTCTGCCCTGATTTATTGTACTTGGTACCTGGCAAAGCCAGACCAAAGCTATAAGCGCCTTTTGTTGTTACTTTTCGTCCAAGTATAGTAGCATCACCGGCCTTTGACATGTGCGGCCTGACTGTTACTTCACATTCTCCGTCTAGAGCAGCAAGCATTTCTTCTTTATCGTCTCTTCCTACAGTAATACACGCATGCCCTTTGCTGCCGTCACCCAGCCATACCCCTAAAACGTAAGGAGGAACAGGCAGTTCTTTTTCTTCAAAGGCTACTATTGGAGTGCGAGGTATAAATATAGGAGACTTAAGCTTAGCCATCTGTTCTGTACTTAGCTCTTCTATTACGTACTCTGTTTTGCGTTGTTTGTTTGTAGTAGGCCGCTTGATCAGCCACATATGGCCCGCTGACGCCGTAATAGCAGTTCTATCAGGAAACTGTACACTATAACACGTGCGATCTTCCTGTATATCTGTAGTCTTTAGTACAGTAACAGGCTGTCCCGATGACCCAATAAGCTGATCTCCGCACTTCACATCACCCATAGTTGTCCAACCATTAAGAGTGGGCAGCAAGGTATCTAGGGCGAGTGCCTCATCCATCAATACAAAAGTCCCACGGTTCCCTTCGTGACCTTTCGCGGAACTCGTAACCTTCTCCAGTTTTCGGTTACCAGGGTGTGTGATCTTAGTGTTGTATACTTCCAGCAACGGATATCTTCGATGTATGTCACCATTAGATGCCATTTCACGGACAAGAGACATCGTGTTATCAGCCTGTGAATCAGATATGGCAGCAATCTGAACGAGAGGGCTCGGTGTCAGTCTACCTCTTGGCGTGCCGTCCTCATTCCAACCGGCGAAGGTTGTAGGCCCCATCATTTCTGTTATACATATAGCAGCTAATAGCGGACTTTTGCCCCATCCTTTACAACGTTCAAGCATCCCACGACGATACAAGAACTTGCCTGTTTCATCTACTGCATAAAACCACAGAATGAACAGAGCCTGTTCATCAGAATACACCCAGCGATCGCCCATACGTTCACCATCGGGATTGGTTAGATTTCTCGTTCCCCAATTCAAAAGGTCCCAGCCTAGGGTGTATTTTGGTAATCCGTCAGGTAACATAATGACCTCCAGGGCCTTGCCGCCTCTAGCGGCTTAGATTGGTACCGGTACGCAGTATGGTGCTGTCTCTCCCCACATCCCGCTCTGAGTTCCGCTCTGAGTGGGTGTTTCGAGATGGGCAATTATGTTCCACGCCGCGCCTATGACTGACTTGTAATCAACCAAGTTATTCAAGGAGTCAGGACGGGCCATGTAGCGCAGTGACCCGTCCATCTCTTGTAGCTCATCCATCCATTCGATGACCATCAACCAGTCAACGTAGTCACCTACGCGGGAGAACGCAACAGCAGCCGTCCCGGTGCCCTCAGACCACACATTTTGAACCACCATAGGTGCGTCTTTGCCTGCGATTGTGACATAAGCACACTCGGCCATTGCATCGGTACGTGTGAGTACGGTCGCTGAGTACGTGGTTGCTGTTACCGGTGCTGAGCCTGCGGACGGGCCTACGCTTGGTGCTGCCTGGTTGGCGAGAGCGGTGACAACGACGCAGCCAACTTTCGGTGCTATTGTGGTGGTCGCTTGGTTTGCGGTGGCTGTTTCTGCTACCGCGCCAGCTGAAGGGCTTACGCCCGCAGCCGCCTGGTTAGCTGTAACCGTTACAGTAGCTACGCCTGCGGGCGGGCCTACATTAGCAGCAGCCTGATTGGCCGTAGATGTAATGGACGCAGAGCCAGCTGAAGGGCCTACCGCTGCTGTGGCCTGGTTGGCTGTGACCGTTATAGTAGCTACGCCTGCGGTAGCTACAGTAAACGTAGCTACTATAGCTTGATTAGCGACCGCTGTTATCGTTGATGTGCCAGCTGTGATTAGAGCTGCCACCCCGGCGGTGTTAGTAGCTACAGTTACTGGTACGTTACCTGCGGACGGGCTTACCGAAGGAGTAGCTGCGTTAGTTACCTCAGTAACGACAGCCGCAGGAGGGAGCACCGCAGTTCCGAACACCCAGCCGCTAACCGACATAGTGCTCTCCCTTCCGTTTTTTTACCGCTTTGTGTAGAAACTTAGCATTCCTTCACTTATCTTCCGCTTATGGTCATCTGAAAGGGGGCGTCGATTAGCCGCTTGCTCTTTGGCAGTAGCCCATTCAATGTTACCGGGCTCGTAATTGCCTTCGTTATCGATACGGTTTACTGAATGTTTAGACGACGGGCGCGGACCCAGTTCTATATAAAACTGCTCGAACGAAGTAAACAGAAATTTAACGCCTCTACCACCATAGTTGGCATAGTCTTTGTTGCTTGGATCAGTGACACGACTACGCGCAGCCGTATACGCACTATGCTCAGGTGACACAGAACCTCGGACAGCCATACCATGTTTGTAATTTGCTTTTGTTATACGTTCTTTAGCGTAACAGCCGCACGATACCGTAGCCCCGCTTCTAAGACTACTAGCTATCACTTCCTTAACAGTTCCACAACAACACTCACACCACCAATAGAGTGCACCATGCTTAGTTCTCCGGTTAGACAGACGTAGCACAATGTAATAACCAAAAATATGACCTGTTAAATCCATAAAAGATGGTCCCATTTAATACTCCTGTCGTGTGAAGGACCGGAACAAGACTCCCCTTCACAAGAGTCTTGCCCCGGACGACTAATTACTGATAGAATTGGCGCCAGCCAACCAGGATGCACCCCCCGTAGCCGTGGAGTCGAAAATCGAGAGGTAGTCACACGACACGACACCTGAAGCCTTACTCAACGTTGCACGTGTGCCAGCGCTCGATGAGTTTATAGTCATCAACTTGCCTGAGGTACCGTTGACGTTGAACGCACTCGTTATCGTGGTTGTGGTGCTCGCGGGCAGGGTTAGCGTTCTAGCGTTAGTAACATCAGAGAAATTGATAGTATCGAAGGTACCGGCGCCTGTCAGCACCAACGCACCAGTTGATCCAGCGACAGTGTAAGTTAGCTTGTTAAATGTCTTATTAGAGCCTGACCCGGATGCGAATGTGCGTGACGAAGCCGATGCAGTAGAGATCACTATTTCAGAAGTACCCGCGTTAACCGTAGGATTTGCACCAGCCCCTGACCAGGGTGTACCTGATGTAGATGTTATAGTTATGATGCTTGATCCTAGGTTGACAACTACTCCCACCGTGTTATTTATATTGAACACCAACACAGACATATTGAAATTACCAGTGTCAAAAGTTCCTGTATTAGCTGTAACTGAGTTAGTGCTCACAAAAGCATCTGCTAAAGTGTACTTACCACTACCAGTGGTAGCTATTTGTAAATTAGTGCCTATTGTACACCCATTAGAGGTTATAGTTTGCCCTGACCCTCTTCCTGACAACAAATACCCTGATGCTGGTGTTACTACCATTGTTGTTGTAAGCACTAAATTACCGTACGATGTAATGCCTGTCGTATTAGTAAACGTACCTACGAACCCCGTAAATGTTATATCAGCGCCTATTCTCGGCATATCCGCTGTAATAGTGCCAGTGGTTGAAGAATTGATAATCACATTATCCTGAGGCAAGGGCACACGGGATGTCCACTTGGTTGCATCGGACCAGTTACCCCCCGCTGATGCAGTATGCGTCTGCGTAGCTGGCGTGTCGAAGGTTATGTTGGTGTTACCTAAACAGTTGCCCATCGATGTACCTGTGAACGGGCTGGCTACCCCGGCGGCTGTGATGTCCATAAAATCAGTATTAGTGAGTGTAACGGTGGCTGCTGTTATCTTGACTGGGCTACCTAAGGTTACAGATTTAAGTAGCACCCTATTTATAGCTGAGTTACCATTACAAATAAACGCTCCAGTGCATACAAGACCACCGCTACCAGTACCTGGCGTGACAGAGAACGAGTCAGTTTTAACCGCTGTGCCCGTTCTAGTGATGTTAGCGAATGTTATTATAGACCCAGCTCCACCATGTGATATAAGCGCGTTACCAGAGCTATTGAAAACTAACGATGTGCCATTGTAGTTTATAGTGTTGTTACCTGGAACCATGACAGCGTCAGCGGTATTAAAAGTAATTACTGCCGTATTAGCTGTTATAGTTAAATTCGTGAAATTGCTTGTGCCCCAGGCATTAGCCCCTATAGTAAAGGCTGATGACCCCATAGTTAAGGTGCGAGCTACAGACCCGGAACTAGCAAAACCTGACCAGACACACGCCTGATTGTTAGTATTCAACGTCCCTGATGTGAGCGTGAAAATACCGCCCGTCGTGCTGCTCGCATCGGACAACAGATAAGAGCTGCCAACCCCGTTGATAGTCATATTACCGAAATTCTTACCACTACTAGTTATTGTCTGCTGCGTAGCACTGGTCGAGACAAACGAAACAGCGGATGATGCACTTATGAGCGTGTACGTCATACCGCTTACTACTTTAAACGCTATATTATTGATGCCTGCTATAGTATCACCAATACTCAAAGTTATAGCGTTATGAGTTAATGTGTTAGTATAGCCGGTACAGTCCACAGACCTGCACACAGCCCCCGAGTCAATAGTTACAGCGCCACTGGTAGAATCCAACGCCACATTGTCCGCAGCCGTAGGTACGACGCCTCTAACCCATGTGGAGGTGTCGCTCCACGCGCGCGTTCCTCCGCTGGCGTTAGCCACGATACCGAACGCCCACCCTGTGTCACCGCCACCGTTAGTGGAGTACCCATCAGCGAACCACGTAGCTCCGCCGGTGCCCGTCGAATCAGTAACCGTTACATACGAGCAGCTCACAGTACCCGATGACTTGCTTAAGGTGGCAGCTACACCAGCGCTTGATGAGTTTATAGTCATCAGCTTGCCTGAAGTGCCGTTGACGTTGAACGCGCTTGTTATCGTTGTCGTGGTGCTCGCGGGCAAGGTCAACGTTCTCGCGTTAGTGACATCGCTGAAGTTAATAGTACCGAAAGTATTGGCTCCAGTGATAACCAAGGTGCCTGTAGATCCTGCTACCGTATAAGTTAGGGTTCCATAAGTTTTGCCAGCGCCATCGAATGACCTACTAGCCGATGATGCGTTTACTACGAATGTGGCTGACGAGGCGTTTATAGTGGTGGACCCTGAAGCGCTCAATAAGGAATCAGCCCCGTTTAATGTCATCGTTAGCGTAGATGATCCGAAGTTAAGAGTACTACCAGCGTTTAGGTTAAACTGCCCAACGCTCATAGCGAAATTGTTAGTGGTAAAAGTATTTGCAACATTAGTAGTAGTAAATCGACCTGTACATACG